CCTGCTCAAACTCAGGACGATATGAGTTGTGCAAGGTGTAAACTCTGCCAAGTTCGTGACCGTAAATCTATCGTCGGATTTCTTGCACACGGTACGGCAAGTAAAAGACTCAGCACCAAATTGGAGGCGGAAGCATGAATAAATGATCTATCTAATGATTTTGGTTTTAGCGTGTTTTATCTTTTTCTTCTCAGTCTATAACACAGAGGTATAACGTGAAAAGTTTAGTTTTGTTTTCTTACCGTCAACCCGTCGAAGGTTTTAAGTTTCGTTGGGGAGTTTTAGAATCTCGCCGGGATACCGTCAAACATCCCGTTAGTAATGACGCATATCGTGCAAACGATCCAGCGTTCAAACGTTCGCGACACCTTGACATGGTGTCAACGTTGGAAGGTGTCAAAGCCTTTTACCGTGAACGGCAACACTGGAAGGTGAAAATCCCGTTTGTGGGTTCGCTTGTCAAGCCGTTTATGTAACTACCTAGTAGGCCACTAGGGGGCTACGTCTTACCTTTGGGGTATGCGGGACGTGGTTATAAAAGGCAAACCCCACTTTTTCCTTTTCGCCCTAAGTCCTTACTACCAAAGGGTTTAGGTGCGGCGGGGCAGGCCCGCTGGCCGTAACTCCTTATACCACAACAACTTACGTCGATGCTAAACAAATCTGACAGAATCTTGGAAAAATGCGTATAAAGTTAATGCTACCCCCTTGCAAATGACGATATATACTGTATAATGTTAGTATAACACGAAAGGAAAGCCATGCTAAAAATTAAACCACACGTTCAGAAAAGCTGCGAGGTTGCAGAACACATCGACCCAACCAAAAAGGTTCGCGTGTATCGCAATCTACACAAAAACTGTTTCAGTGTCAAGCAGGACGGACTGGTGCGTTGCCATGCCGATCATGTAACGCTTGGGAATTGTCATTTCATTGTGTCCAAGGCTGGACAGAAAAGAGTCAGGGATGAAGGTCGTAAAAATGTACATGCGTTTGTTGAGGGCTTGCTGGTTAATACTCGTGAGGCCGACGCGATTGTTGACGGTAAGAAGTCTGATGCCGAAATGGATGCAGGCAAGAGTGACTGGCAAAAAGCCTACTACAACCCATACACATGTGATACGTTCATCAATCAGTATGACGGATCACCACTAGAAACAGCAAGGTTTGCTGATCTTTACATCGACCCAACCACAATCAACATCTTTTGCTAGGAGAATTATCATCGGACTTGACCAATACGCTTTCGCACGCAAGGGCGAACCAATCGAAGCCACTGAGGATTACACCTATGAGGACTTTGAGGGTAACAGACACGTTGAACAGCGAACGTATGTTTCTTATGAAGAGGAACATGAGGTTGCCTACTGGCGTAAACATCCTAACCTTCAAGGTTGGATGGAAAACCTTTGGCGGATGAAGGGTGGAGAGGGTGAGTTCAACTGCGTTGATGTTGAACTGAACGCTGCCAATCTTGAGCAACTGGAATACGCCTTGCGATTTGACCGGTTGCCACCAACAGAGGGTTTCTTCTTTGGTGATGATTCTGACGAGTATTACAAAGAGGCTGACGCAGAGTTTATCCGTGAGGCTCGTCAATACCTTTCGGATGGTTACAAAATTGTTTATACTTCATGGTGGTAAAATGGTTGAATGTCTTATTTTATTTAATGACTTGGAAGAAATGAAGCTGGGTTTGCTGACGAGTATGGTCACGGATGGTAAGTGCCGACATCGTGATCAGCTTGTAGCTCTTGCAAATGCTGTAACGGCTATTGACATGCTGCAACGCACGATGGATGATCTTGAGGATACAGGTATCACAGCAGTTTTGTCCTAAGTCCTTATGCCCCAACGGTTTACGACCTGCGGGGCTGCCCCGCCGCCCCTAAGTCCTTATATACCAACGACTTACGACGATTAAAAATATTTTGGGAAATTTTATCTTTTTATTGGAGTTTCCCCTTGACATTTGACGATAATATAGTATAATGGAAGAGTTCCTAGCCACTAGCGTGGTCATCGGTGCAAATCCGAGTAAAGCCCAAGGTGGGCGTGGGGTGCAATTCCCCTCTGGTTCGTTTTTTCCATTAAATTTTAATTTTTCCCCTTGACTTTTGCCTGCTGTATGGTATAATTGGGGTAAGTTTTGAGTTTCTTTTTTTCTTCGAGAGGGTTTGCTATGAGCAACATTTCCGCTTCTGACGTTTCCGCTTCTGTCCGTTCCGCTTTTGGTTTCAGCGTTGACAAGTTCCCGCTGTCCGGTCCTGATAACATGCAGACCGATCAATTTGGTTTGTTCCGTTCTGACACCGGTTATATCAACGGGGTGACTTCGATCACCAAGCGTTACGTTCCCCATACGACCGATGACGTTTGTGCGTTGGTCGAGGCCGCTGCCGATGCCTTCGACGGTCAAGTCGAGTGCAAAACGCACTGGCGTAAGGGTCATTACGTGACCGTTTCCCCCACCGCTGCCGAGCGGCGTTCCATTTACAAGACCGCTGACAACATTTTCCCCCGAATCGTTATTCGGGCGGGTTATGATGGTCAAGCGTTCACGGGTACGATGGGATACTTCCGCGATGCTTGCAGCAATCTCGCTATGATGTCGCGGGTTTCTGGTACTTGCGTCAAGATTCGCCATACTTCCGGCTTGCGTCCCCGCATGGATGAGTTGATCGAAACTTTCGGCCAACTTCAGGAAGGTTGGGAGCATCTCGTTGAGGTCGCTGCCGAGTTGGAATCCCGCGAGGTTCGCATGATCGAATTTCTCGATCAGATTTACGGGCGTCCTTCGGATGAACAGTTGACACTTGCCCAAACGGGTCAAGCTGTTCGGGCTGTCACTTCCCATAAGAATCGCACCGAGGCGATTTGGCAACGTCTGAACCGCGAGCGTGTTCGCACCGGTCGTCCTACCATGCAAGGCGATACCGTCTCAGCGTGGGAGGCTTACAACGCCATTCAGGGTTACGTGCAACACGATGCACAGGCCAAAGAAGGTTTCAAGGGTGAGTTCGACCGCATCTTGCGAGCGGCTAACGATAAAGCTGTTCGGGATGCCGAGCGACTTGTCTTGGAACTCGCTGCATGATATCCCTTTCGTGATTGCTCGCCCCCGGCGTAGGGGGCGGGCTTTTTTTTATGAAAGGGGGTTAATTATGCTGGAATCTGTTTTGCGTTGGGCGTGTATTATCGCTCTAATTATTTTGATTATTTTGGTCAACTGTGCTTGACACGTTAGGTCACTTTCGAGTGACCTTTTTTTATTTTTTTAGAATTGACGTAAGTCCTTACCAGCAAAGGAGTTACGACGAGCGGGGCAGCAACTCTCGTGCCAAACCCTTACCAAATAACAACTTACAACGATTGATTAATAATTTGCCCTAAGTGTTTTTTAGAATTGCCCCAACTCTTTATATAGTATGGATTTAGGTTAAAGATCCCCTTGACTTATGTCGATGTATATGGTATAATGTATGTATGACCAAAGGTGTCACAGAAGTACATGACCCATCCACCCCCATGTCTAACCCCCTCCATTCGGAGTTGTTTCGTTTCGGTCTGAGTCAGCACTTTTGAGTGTGTTACATAATATCGGCATTTATATGTAAGTGCCGAGGTTTCGTACCATTGTCTCTCTCTAAGTATTTAGAGTTGTTCGTTCGCTTGACAGTCAGCAATTCCGTGGTTTTGTCTTACCTAAATCACTAAGAGTTGTCGTCGTGCTGGCAGTCAGTTAAATTGACCGCCTTTGATTAATCTGTTGGTGTGTGTATAAAGAAGTACACAAGAAATAGTTGAACAATACTAAGAGCAACAAGACATACGATAGCCCACAAGGGATTCCAGAACTTCCATATCTTTATTATGATAAGTGCTATAACCCAGAGGCATATCATTTTTGCAGTCATAAAGAGTGCTGGATTTCCTCCGTCTATTTCCAGCAACCATTGACCGATGGGATTTTTTTCTTGTTGAACTATTGTGGCAGAAAGTTTAATGGTAAAATAATGATCGACCATGCTCACTAGCCAGATCCAACCAAATAAACAGTAGGCTATAATCCTACACTTCTTCTGTGTATCCATCAACATACTCTTTTATTCGTGATACGTTGCTTGCATAAACTGGCCCAACAATCATCCTTCTTGTCTCTTTGAATCTTTTAAGCCCGCTTCCGTAACAAATAACACCAATAACTTTTCCGTCATAGATCACGGGGCCGCCACTGTCTCCTTGAATTGCCCAAGAAAAGATAATGTGTCCTCCTGAGCTTAACTTTTTCCCCCCATATTTTGCCGCCCAATGCCTGACTTTTCCTGCACCATAACCAGACAGTAAAACTTCATCATTACATTTTGGTGTGGCAGAGGAAAGTTCAGTCACAGGAACATCATTGGGGATCAAGGCCCGAAGAATTGCAAGATCATTGTCGGGGTCTGTTGTTATGGGAAGATCTTTTGTGGGGCGACAGTTGTTTGTAACTGCATTATTATAAAATTTAACCTCAAAAAGAACGCCCATGTTATCCACGCAATGAGATGCAGTAAGAATTAGTCCCAAGTAGAAACCTTTGTGCTTTTCAGAGTCTTGTAGCTTCTTTATAACTGTACCGCTACCACTGACTCCATTGTTGCCCATAATTTTAACGACACTTTTTGAATGGTCGGGAACTGGTATTGATTCCCAAACCTGTGCCGCTGCGTCATTCCATCCTAAAAGTCCAATTACTAATGCTAAAAATAAACCACGCATAATAAAAACCTCTCGCTAAAACTTGTTGACAAGAGGTTATACACACAACTATAGCTCAAGGCCCATTTCATCAACAAGATCGGGCCAGTAGTGTTCGATGATTTGTTTGATAATGTAGGTAATTAACTCCTTAGCTATCCATATAAAGATGATATTGGGGACAAACCAACTCTTGTTACGATCACTAAGGTCTATCTTTTTTGTGATGTATCTTTTTAGCTCGATACGACATTCTCGCTGTGTGTCATAGTTCTCCAAGACACCAAACCTCCAAGGCTGCTCGTCAAACCATCCCTGAGCGTCATCCAAGACATCTCTGCCCAGATCAACAAGACTGTCCTGAAACTTACGCCGTTTGTGCTTGCTTTCGCTGAATGATTTAATTTTGGGCAGGAAAAGAGATTGATCTATCTGTATGGTCATTTTTGTGTTTCCCTTTATGTAAAAAGTATACCTTTTGTTAAAAAATCCCGTGTTTTTCCGAGTTAGACACTTTTTTGTCGCACCTAAACCTTTCGGGCAAAATGTGTCGCACCTAAACCTTAAAAGTGTCTTTCCTAAACCTCTCACCCTATAATGAAGTGTCGCACCCAAACCTCTAATGATATTTTTCTTTCTGCTACAACGCCGAAGGCGACATCAAACTTAGTTTTTCATCCGAAAGTAGAACAAAAACAAGTGGATATAACACCTTATATTCATTCATTTGAGTCATTTTTGCACGATAAGAATCGAGTTTTACCCCATTTTTTACGGGTTTTATCTATTTGTAACAACAAATTGGCCCAAATAACTTTTAATGATTACTTATTGCGGCATGAGGTGGTTCAACAACATTTTTAGCTGAGACATTTTTGTCTTTCCTAAACCTCTT